GTATGGTCTTGATCTGTTTCTCTGTTGCCGGCATTGCCTCCCAGCCGAATGTGGGCACATAATCGAGCAGATCATCCATGTCGAGTGTCAAGCTGAACTCAAGCGGATCTATCAGCTTCTTCTGCTGCTTCTTGCGCTGTTTTGCAGCTTCTTCCAGTTCTCTTGCCAGAGCGTTCTTCCGCTCTTCCATGACATCATGCTCGACCTGTTCCTCGGCTGCGAAGAGATCCATCGGTTCTCCGCTCTCGAGCTTCTCTGTGACCTTCTTTGCGACCTCTTCCTTCTTGCAGATGATGTCCGCCGGTCTGACCAGGTCATGCTTTCCGGTCATCCATAAGAAATCGAGCACTAGCAGATGATCCTTGCCTTCGCATGGTCTTGTGCCACGTCCGAGCATCTGACAGTAGAGGCTCCTGATCTTAGTCGGTCGCAGTACCACGATACAATCGACTATCGGACAGTCCCAGCCTTCTGTGAGCAGCATCGCATTACAGAGCACGTTATACTTGCCATCCTCGAAGTCCTTGAGGATCTCTTCCCGGTTCTTCGATTGACCATTGACTTCTGCCGCCCTGAAGCCTTTCCTATTGAGGATGTCCCGGAACTCCTGGGCGATACTGACCAGTGGAAGAAATACGACCGTATGCCTATCCATGCAGGCCTTCGCCATCTCATCAGCGATATCCTCAAGATACGGCTCGAGTGCGTGCCCGATGTCATTGATCTGGAAGTCACCCATAGACACCTTGACGGATGAGAAGTCAATGTTCAGCGGCATGGTCTGTACTCTGATCTTTGACAGATATCCCGCCTTGACTGCATCCCGGAGGCTGTATTCATATGCCAGGCTTTCAAATACTTCGCCCAGGTTCTTCATATCGCCTCTGTCCGGTGTAGCTGTCACGCCCAGCACCTTCGCATAGTTGAAGTGGTTTAGCACGTTCCTATAGCTCTGTGCCATTGCGTGATGTGCCTCATCTACGATCAGCGTCTTGAAGTAGTCCCTGGGGAAGCGTGACAGCCTTCTCTCTGTCTGAAGTGTCTGCACAGATCCTACTGTGATCGCTTCATCCGAATCGAGGCATGTCTGGTCCGCTTTTTCGACAGAGCAGTTCAGCCCGCTGATCTTGTGTATCTTGTCCGATGCCTGAGTGAGCAGTTCCTCGCGGTGTGCCAGGATGAGCACACGCCCATCCTCGGCACGGTCTCTTGCGATGCTTCCGAAGACTATGGTCTTGCCGCAGCCAGTGGGGAGCACGAGCAGAGTGCTGTCTTTATCTTCCCATTCCTTATATATGGCCTGCTTTGCGGCTTTCTGATAGTCTCTCAGCTCCATTCTTCATCCTCCGTACTGACCGGGGGATCGATATACTTCCCGACATTGTTGAAGAACACATTATCGTTGTTGCCCTTCGTCTTGGTGATATGGGCACGGCCCGTGCATCCGATAGCCTCATTCCACTTCATCTTGAGTCTCTCGCCATGATGCTTGAGTCCGATGGACCTGAAGAATGCGCTGATCTTCCACTCCATAGTGGTCGCGAGCGGGAATCTGTCAGTGACATAACAGTCACCTTCCTCTGTGGCGATCTTCAGTGTGACATCCGCCTGATTGCAGGCCGGTGTCTTCGCGCCGGCCTTGGGAGTATAGTGAGATCTCTCGAACTTCACGACCTCAAAGTCATAGTCACCTTCCTCGACCGTAACGAACGACCTATCCTCGCCGTCATACTCGATCTCATCATCCCAGTCAAAAACCTTTGCTTCGTCTGCCATTTCCTTTTCCTCCTTTTAATTGAATGGTATATAGTCCTTTGTCAGATCTATCTTCTTCGCGTACTTTGCAAAGCCCGCCCACTTGGCGATGATGTTCTCTTTGACAAAGTCAGGATCTATCTCTGACAGTTTTGCGCCTGTGAAGCACTTCCCCTTGGATGCACATGCTGCAGCGACTCTTTCCTCGCTGATGTCATCCTTTTCCATAAGTGCCCGGAGCTCCTTGATGTAGTCCGGCTCTTCTTCCTGTTTCGGAGCTTCCGCCTTGGGTTCCTGTTTCGGTTCGGGCTTCTTCTCGGCAGGTTTCTTCTCTGCCTTCTTCGGAGCAGGTGCTGCAGCCTTGGCCTCCGGCTCGATGACCTTCTTGATCTGTTCATACTCGAACGGCACACAGTCCTCGAGCCCTGCGCGGTTCTTCGCATCCCAGCACGGATTATGTGTGGTATACATGACGCGCTTGCCGCCCTGGGCCTTCTTTGACTTGGTCTTGTCATCCTCGACCACATACGTCTTGTAGTTCGCGAAGAGCACCATGTCCGCCCATTCCTTGAGCATCGGAGCGACCTGTCTCGAGAGCTTCATCTCCCAGCGGTCATACGCTCCCATCTCATCCGGCTGCTCAAACTTCCGCATCTTGGCATGAGCAGTGATCACCACATTGATACCGGCAGAAATAACCTTTTCAAGAAGGTCGAGCAGCTGCTTGAAATTCTCCTGAAGGTATGTATAGCCTTTGCCATAGCCGAAGTCCTCAATGCCCTTAACTCCCGCCTTATCGCAGGTATACTTAATACAGAGCATCTCCGCCCAGTCAGCCGTATCAACAGCCAGAGTCTTGCAGACTGACGTATCAGCCAGAACAGCCTTAACCGCATCGAGTACGTCCTCCCATTTCTTTGGTGCCTCAAACCTCGCGACATCCATCGCCTTTGTAGATCCTTCCGTATCGATGTAGACCACGTCCGGGAACTTCGATACGAATGTGCTCTTCCCGATGCCTTCCGGTCCGTAGATAACCACCTTCTGTGCGCTCGGGATCTGTCCTTTGATGATTTTCATGCTTCCTCCTTCCCGGGCTTAAAGTCCATGCGTGCTGCTAATGTTCTCTCGATATCATCGACCAGATTATCTGCCCTGAACTCCAGATCTTCATCATCGACCGGGCCTTCATGGTTCAGTTCGATGAAGTAGTGCATGATGATGTGCTTCATCCATTTCATAGTCTTGTCCTCCTTCCTATCTGATCCTTAACTGCTCGCCGCGCTCTTCGATAGTCGCCCAGTCGAGCTTAGTACCTGCTTCGAGTGCTTCCCTGATCTTCGCATTGTCCGCTTCAGGCTTAAACCCGAGATATTCCTTGGGAATGTCCTTCACATCGATAGAGATCTTCAGCGGAGCCACGCCACCATTCTTCTGAATGGAGAATGTGTGGAGTTCCGTCTGGATCTTCGTCTGGTTTGTTGCGTGCATAGACTGGATCATCCGTTCCTTCATCAGCTTGATGCGGTTCTCGACTGCGTGCTTCCTGTTGGCGATCCTGACCTCTTCATGGTCGAGGAGCTCCACCTGACTCTTCAGCGTATCGATAACTGCAGCATAGCCATCCAGCTTGTCATCGCGAGCACCGAGCACGCCTTCGAGAGTATCCAGGAAGCACTGAGCATCTTCGGGATCGATGGAAGGTGCCAGATCTATCAGCTGACGGAGATCGTCAGTGAGTGAATAGAGAGTATCCATGATAATTCCTCCTTGATAAATTGTTGAATTGCTGATAAGATATGGATGTGTGTATTTTTAACATCCTGAGCCGTTTGTATTCGCAGTACAGCGGCTCATCTTATTTCTCTTCCGTTTACGTCAAACTGTCTGCCGACAGGCTTCCCGGAGTCGGTGTCCAGATCATAGTCATCAGTGACACGCCTGTCCTTCATCTTGCGCTCAAGTGTTGCTACATCCTCCGCGATACCTTCCTGCAGCATCTTTATATGCTCCAAAGTCTTCTGGATAGCTGCGTTCGCCTGCAACAGATACGTTTCTGTATTAAATCCTTCCTGAGCAGCGTCATTCCTGCCTTTTTTCGTCAGTTCCAGAGCTTCGTCCACCAGTCTCTGAGCCATCTGCACTTCCCGTGATAACATCATCTGTTTTCTCCTCTCTTTCCACGACTTCTATGAAGCCATTCTGTGTGAGCGCAAAGCACTCTTTCCTCGTTGCTTTCCAGATATCTACTACCGTTCCCTTCCTGACACCTCCCTTCCCGGTATCCTCAATCTCATAAGTTCCTATCAGTTCCATGTTGCTGTTGTAG